TGACGCTGCCCAGCTCGGCTGCCGTCATTGTCTTTGGTGCAGCCATAGCGAAACCGAAACCGGGTTTTTTTGAAACAAAAAATAGGCGAGTTTCAGGGCTCCAAGGCCCCGCAGTGCGTGGTCTGGTGGTACGGTCCCTAAAGGGGGGGGGTGGCCTTGCGGCCGGTTAGCTCACGATGCCCTTGGTGGCCACGCGGATCTCATGGGCCAGGCGCTTGGGCAGCTCTCTTGAGACGAACTCTTGGAACAACTTCCGCGTCTGATAACGCACCATCTCACGCGGTATGTGTGGCCCAACCACATGCTCAACTGGAAAGCGGGCACTTCCTACACGCCAATAAACCTCATTGTTCCAACGCGGAACGAGGAAGGCAGACTTAAACAGGGTGCTCTTGCCATAGACCTTGGCCTTGACGCCCTTGGCAGTCTGCCTTGCGCCGAACTGGTGCAGCGAGAGTGGCCGGCCAGATGAGCGGATTGTAAACGTTGGCTCAGTGCCGTAGGTGGCCCGCTTCTTCAGGTTGCCCAAGCTCTTGAGCTTCCCCAGCGGCAGGCCAACTTGCTTTGCCAGCGTGCGAGCAACTTGGGTATACAGTTTTTTGCCTGTGTGATCAACGGCGCGGGCTGCGGCCTTGGTGCCACGCTCGCTGCCCAAAGTGCGCATGGCCTGCTCGAGCAGCACGTGCCCGTTGCCCTGCCAATGAATGCGCACCACGGCCATCAGTCATTCACCTCGATGACGTTGAAACGATGGTTGCAGCTTTCGCACCGGCAATGTTTGATCGTCAGGCCGGCGCGGTCCTGCAGCCAGGTGACGAACTTTGCGAGCGCATCGGCCCAGCCGCACCGCCGGCAGCACCAATCGCCATCCATTCGGTTGAGCGCGATGCGCTCACCAACTGAAAAGCGCTCATCAACTTGCATCATCGGGCCTTAGAAAACAAAAAACCCGGCAGGCCAATGGCTGCCGGGCGGTCTTTCTGCGACGTTATCTGTTTCATATCCGCAAATCGCGTTAAGTGTCAACACTTTCTTTTAACGATGTGTGAAACCACACAATTCAGTTGCGCGCCGCGCGTAATTGAATGACCGCTTGCAGCCCGCCGTCTCGATCCGCATACAGTCCACGAACAACCAACCGATAGCGAGAAACACAATGAGGCATCAGAAACCCATGGCCACCAGGGCGGCGGTCATCATCTTTGCAACTGCCGTTGCGGGCGCCGCTCGAGCCGACTGTGTGACTGGCCAAACCGGCCGCACCTGCTTTGATGCCGGCTTTGCTCTTACCGCCGCAAAATGGTGCAAGAATGTGACCGCGTTAATTGAACCTGATGAACTTCTGCGAGATCAGCCCGACTATCAACGGGGTGGCCGGGCTTTCTTCACCAGAACGCAACTTAAATCGCACGACGAAGCCTGCTCATTCGCACTCAAGTTTTTTGGCACCTCAAACGAATTCGGCCTCGCGATCGTGAGACGGTCGGACTAGCCCATACTTGACATTAAGCCGAATTTAGCCCCATTATAATCGCATGAAACAGCTCGGCAGACCAGTCACGCACACTCAGACAACATTCGCCAAATGGATGGCTGAGATGGGCTTCACGAACGACCAAGCAGCGACCGCACTTGGCCTTTCGCTTTCGCGCGTCAAGGATTTGAAGGCTGGCCGATCAACCAACCCTGCAGCCGGCAGCGAGCCAGACCAGCGCACGCTGCTTGCGATGGCAGCGATCAAGGCCGGCGTCGAACCCTATGAGGCAGCGTGATGAACCAGATTTCAGAGCCCAATCGCAAGATTGCCGAAACCGGCGGCGAGCGGGCGGCTCGAGACAACCGCCCACGATCGGCCAACCCCTACCGCAAAGGCACCCCGCAACGCGATGTTTGGGATGCAGCCTGGTCATCTGAAAGTGAGCGGCTCAAGGCCGTTGTCAACGAGGCCGTGAGCGAACTGGACAGCAAGGTTTATGCAGCGGTGGTCGCCGGTATCACCAACACGCGGCCAGATATCCCACCGACCGAACGCATGCGGCTTGCCGATGTGATCGAACGCACCTTGCTCGAGCGCGGCCTTATCCGGTCTTGAGCCATGCTCCAGGCGCAGGCCAAAACCGGACATGAGGCTGAGCTACTCAGTGCATTTCTGCATTCGCACCCCTCAAAACTGACGTTCGTTTGCCACAGAACAAATTGCGTCCAACGCAAAGCCCCATGATCTGGCGATCATCAGGCATCTGATCACGCAGCTTGTGATCGTCTCCCTTTTACCACGCCGTTTCTTCTCGGTTTTTGCGACCCGCTGAGCGATTGCTCCACGTGAAACAGCCGCAAAGCCCCGCCGTGCTTGACTTCGAAAAATCCCAGCCCGTGGCCTTGAGCGCCAAAATGCATGGCTTTTTTGGCCGTAAAATTCCGCACTTTGGCGCTGATCACGCGATTATCACGCACTTGTGATTGATTTTCTTGTCTTGTTCCTACTTTACCCCTGTTTTTTCCCGCTTGGGCTGCCTTTGCCTAATTGACTTAGGGCTATTTTAGCCTTATATTGGTAAGCAGATGAGACGGCCTGAGGCCCTCACCGCTGAGAGACGCCACTAACAAGGCGAAGAGCTAAACAAAAACAGCCACGCGAAGCTCAGCGAGAAATGAGGACTCCCGAAAGGCCCGAGTGAAGCGGAAGGCGAAAGCCCGGCCGATAGCGAAGCTATTGCCCGGCGCCCGCGCTTCAACAGCCGCCTGCGAGCTGTTGAGCCAAACCATCGCCCTAACGCCCACTTCGCGCTCTGACAGGCCATCACGGACGGCCCCCATTAGGGGGGCCGCTAGGGATGACCTCCCAAACCCCAAAACGAAAAGGGCGCCCGTTGGCCCCGGTGTTGAAGCACCGGGCGGGTGCCCTCGGCTCAAACCCTTCTGCAAGGAATTAGAACCATGAAGGTACTTAGCACAGCACTGGCCGCTCTCGCAATCATCGCCTCTGGCTTTGGTATCGTGGCGGTTTCGACTTGGAACAACCTTGAAATGCTGGCCGGCAAGGATATCGCCTTGAGCGAGCTTGGCCAGTTTTTCACACACCTCAACTCCGTCACGGCCGTGCCTCTGGCCGTGGCGCTCTTCACCCCGGTGCTTTTCGCTGCCGGGCACATGGCACTTCGCCGCTGGCGGATTGTCACGGCGCTCTGCCTGATCGTTCCGGCGATCGGCGGGGTGGTGTTCGATCTCTCAACCTCGCTCGATCGGGTGGCAACCAATGCCGACTCGATCAAGCACGAAAAGCGCAGCCATAACGCTGCCCTGGCCGCGGCAAGCGATGCGATCACCCGTTGGGAGGATCGTCTCGCCACTGCCAAGGCCGGCATCGCCAAAGAGTGCGGCGGCAAAGATCCCGCCAAGCTCGCAGATGCCGGTTGGCCAGCCTGCCGAAATCACTGGCGGCAGGAAACGGCAGCCCAATCAGCACTCGATGAAGCTCGCACACAGCGCGCCTCACTTGGTGCAGATGTGGTTGAGGACTCCGGCGCCGTCATCGCTGCCGGCATGTTCGGTGGCCTTGGCGTCACGCCGGCGCTCTGGTCACGCTATAAGCCGGTGTTTCCGGTGGTGTTTCTCTTGGGTGGATCGTTTCTGGTTTCTTTCGGCTTTTCGCTGATGACGCCAGTGCGGGTGGCACCAGCTCAGCCGGCAACGGCACAGGCGGCACGGCCGATGAAAAACGTGACGCCTGAGCCGGTGGCGCTGCCATCTCTCGAGGACTCGGTTGTTGGGCTGGTGCGCGGTGCGGGCCAGCTCAACAACGGCCAGCTGGCCAGCTTGATGGTTGAGAGCCTTGGTTATGGCTCGGATGCCACCGCCTCGCGGCGGGTCAAGGAACTGGTTGCCAACGGCCGCCTCACCAAGCGGCAGGTTGGCAAAGAGGTGGTTATCGAAGTGGCGCACACTTCCTAAAGTTGTGTGCGGCATGAGGTTGCCTAAGTGAAAGAGGGCATCGGCTGCCAAGCCGGTGCCCTTTTTCGTTTGCGCCTTCGGATGCCCAGCGCTTCGCGCCATCCGGCGCATGACAACCAGCCGGCAAATGTGGCGGGCCACGGTTTGAAGTGTGGTGAGCCACACTTGGCCCAGCGCTTGCGGCAACCGGGCAAATCAGATTAGCGTCACCCCTGCTCAGGGATGAGGGCTCTCTTGGGCTTTGCGGAACGTGAAAGGGGTGGCACCAGCCGGTGCTGCCCTTTTCTTTTTGGTCCACACTCGGCAGGCCGGTGTGGAGCCGGTGACAACTAGCCCTGCCTTTTCCGAATGGAAAACCTCAGCGTTTTTGGATCATACCCGCGCCGCTCGAGCTCAGCGATGAGAGTTGAGTGCCCGGTGCCGCACAAGTCCATTTCCTTGCCGAATAGCAGCCAGCCAACAAGGTTGGCGTCAGCCTTGGCCGTTCCCTCACCCCATGCCCACCCGTTGTCGCGCTCTCGAGCGTTCCACCCTGCCTTGATCTCACCTGCGCGAGCCTTCATCGCCGCACCTGCCAGGCCTCAGGGTTGGCCTCAGGTCTTGGGTGGCTGACGCCTGCCTCATGGTCAATTGCGGCCAGCCTCAGTGCCACCAATAGGTTCTCGAATGCCTCGAGGGTCTTAACCCTGCCGGCGAGCTCATCTCCGTCATCACTCCAGCGCGTGCCCTCAACGATCACCTCAACGGTGAGGATGCTGGTTTCCTTGGCCTGGCGCTCTTCGCGGGTGAGCCGGCGCTCGAGCCAAAAACTCACCCACCGGGTGCTCGCTGCCTCGAGATCATTGCTGAGGGCATCAATGATGCCCGGCCGCAGCGAGATCCTCACCCTGGTGCGGTCAAACATCATTGGCCCTCGCTTCCTCGCACCGGCGAATGAATATGAACACCTTGGCGCTCAGCGAGACTGAGTGCAGCACATCGATCTCACGCGGCATCACGCCGGCCGCAAACCGTCTCAGCGTCATTCTGTACCATGCTTGTGGATCTGGTTTGAGCGATCGATCGCCCCAAAACCTGAAGGCGGCATCCGTCATGTTTTGTCCTCAACCCTGCGCCACTCGCCCAAGTCGAGCATGTCACGCCACTGCTCAAGCGATAATCTCTCGCCACAACCAAGGCGGCCGCAGATCAGCCACCGGCATTTGAGCCACGCCTCAACGTCAACCCAAGGGCCTGCCACGGCCGATATTTGCCAGGTGCCGCAAGTCGGACATTTGACGTGATAGCGCTTGGCGTCTGCGGGCAGTGCCTTGAACAAACTTCCCGGCTCAACCCCCATGTTTCGACACACCTCCGCCTCGCGCTCGCAGGCCAAGTCCGCCAGCGTGACAAATAGCGTTTTGCCTATCATTTCCGGTTTCGTTTGCTCGTGTTGCGCATTCATTTTCACCACCTCTTTAACGTTTCCAATCGCTTCCAATTCGGGCAATGGTTGTTGCACCAATTGCGCTCAGTTTTTAACGCTTGCGGATCGTTTTCACGTTTTCAGGCGTGAAAATGATAGCAAATCCGGGCCTTTGCCATTGTTGCATGTGATTTCACGTTAAGGCCTGAAAGGGTTGCCGGTGCTGCCTCAGAAACGTTGAAAGCGTTGCCCGATCAACGCTGAAAACGTGGCCTTTAAGTTTCCACCTCATCTGCGCAGGCAACGCAAAAACCGCCATCGCAATCGTTGTGCAGCTGCATCGCTTCAACTGGCCGCCAATTGATGAGAAACCCCTCGAATGGCAGGCCGTATTGATCGCGAAAGAACTCCTTGAAATCGTCAACAGTTGCAAAGCCATCTAACTTGGCCACCGCGAAGGCGTCACCGAACGGCAGGCGCCAACCATCGAGCACAATGGCATCCTCGCTGATCACCACCGGCTGCACCGTCATGCAGATGCCCTCGCCCAGCAGCCGGCAGGCCGCCGTGCGCTGGCCGGTGTAGAGCTGCAGGCGATCGCCGGGCTTGCACCTGGCGGTGCGCCGGATCGTCTGGTTTTTGCGGCCG